GATATTACTTTGCCGCCAATGAAGCGCGCGGCAGCGGAAGAATGGTTAGCGTTTTTGATTAGTTTGCGTGGATCATATGGTACTTTTTATCTTGGTGATCCCGATGGGAAAACACCAAGAGGTACTGTTTCTTCAAATAACGATGTAAATGCCGCGACAGGAAGTGCTGGTGATCGCACTATTAAGTTGACTATTACATCTGGCGAAACATTGCTTGCGGGTGATTACATACAGATTGGCACAACATCTAATCGAACACTACATAAAGTGTTAGCAGATGTAACAGGCACAGGCGCAGCACAAGATGTAGAGATTTGGCCCGCTTTGCGCGAAAACAAATCTAGCGCGGGTGTTAATATTCTTAACACAACAGGCAAGTTTCGTTTGGCAAACAATGAACAATCATGGGAAGCCAATCACGTTTCTACCTATGGAATTACATTCGGAGCCTTTGAAGCGATATGACCCGCACAGTAAGTTCAGCGTTCCTAACAGCACTAGCCGATCCTGAAATAGAAGTTTTCTATGCGGTCAATCTAGATTTTGACAGCGGCAGTCTCTTGTTTTGGACAGGTTATGGTAACAAGGTAATAGGTGGTGAAACTTACACTGGAACAGGAAACCTTCTTACGATTGATGGTTTAGAGGAAACATCTGATCTTTCAGCGCGTGGCACGACATTAACACTTAATGGTTTAGATAGCACAATCATAAGCTATGCGCTTTCGGAAGAATATCAGGGTAGGTCAGTTACAATCTATCTTGGCATAGGTTCAGAAAGCGTAGAGATATTTTCTGGTTATATGGATCAAATGCAAGTCGCTGATAGCGGCGATACATCTACGATTAAATTAACTGTAGAAAGCAAATTGATTGTTTTGGAGCGTCCAGTAGTTCGCAGATATACAGAGCAAAGTCATCAAGCGGTAAGAAATTCAAAAAGTCTAAGTGGTGATGATAGCTTTTTCCGTTGGCTTACAAAGTTGCAAGACAAACAAATTACATGGGGTAGGTCTACAGAAGATGGTAACTCCTAATCTAGTCGCTCTAAATGATTACATTGCAGAGGTAAAGCATAAGCCCTTTCAATGGCACACTAATGATTGCTTTATGTTTACCAATAATGCTTATAAAGCGATGTATGGTGAGGGGTGGGCTGATGATTGGGCTGGAAAGTACATTGACAAGAACGGTATCTATCTAAAGCGGGATGCGCTGCGTAAAGCGTTCAAAGCCAATACATTAGCGGATGCAATAGATACCAAGCTAACTCGCATTCATTATATACCGCCAAGGGGCGGTTTGGTTACGACAGACAAGATTATTCGTAAGTGGGTTATCGGTGATGCTTTGGGAATATCTCTTGGGACCAAAGCTATCTTTGTAGGTGAAAAAGGGCTAATATCTATACCAATAAGCCTCATTAGAAATGCGTGGATTAAAGAATGAAATATCGTCTTGGTGATATAACAGTAAAACACTGGAACGATTGGGATAATGTCCCGCGTATGCCTACGGTAGTAGGTAATTATATTCTTGGTGCTTTAGCAATACAGGCTCCATTAGCGGTTGCTACTGCGGTAGGTTATCTGGCGATTGGCTTAGTTTCTTCTTGGGCAATGAAGTCATTAGTGCCTAAGATGGATTTTGCAAGTGGTGCAAGTAGCGGAACATTGGTAAATACAGTAACAGCTGCAGCCCCACAAGAAATAGTGTATGGAAAAATTCGCAAAGGCGGCATCATAACATATCGTGAAGCAACGGGCGATGATAATGATTTTTTACATCAAATTATTACGCTTGCTGGGCATGAGGTAAATAGCATCGGTGATATTTATATCAATGATGAAATATACCAACTTAACAGCGATGGTTACGTCACGGATCAAAAGTATGATGAAGATACAGAGACTTATGTAACCGATGATAAGTGGGGCTATGATAGCGGCACAAGCACATCTAAAATACTTATTAAGAAATTTTTAGGTGCAGATAATCAAAATGTTTATACGACCCTTAGTGCTTTAACGGACGGTCCAGAGTGGCAAAACAAAGGTACAGATGACGATACTAATTTCAAAGGTCAAGGCATTGCTTGCATGTATGTACGCCTTGAATATGACCAAAATATATTTGCCGATGGTGTGCCATTATTCACAACAATGGTTGAGGGTAAGAAGGTTTATGATCCACGCAATAGCACAACTGCATATTCAGCGAATGCGGCTCTATGTATTCGTGATTATTTAACACAAAAATATGGGCTTCAAGGTACAGGCGATGTAAACGATACATCATTTTCTGCGGCGGCAAACACTTGCGATGAAAGCGTTGCTTTAGCTGGCAGCGGTACGGAAGCTAGATATGAAATGAATGGTGTAGTTACGCTAGATCAAACGCCGTCTAATATATTAGGAGATTTCATGACAGCTTGCGCTGGTTCCTTGTTTTGGGGCCAAGGCGAGTGGCATCTAAAGGTGGGTGAGTACACATCATCAGTTAAGACATTTACCTTGGATGATTTGCGGAGTGGTATTAGCTTAGATACAAAGCATAGTCGTAGAGACAATTTCAATATTGTGCGCGGTACTTTCAATGACGCAGATCAAGGGTATATTACAGCGGATTACCCTGAGATACGATCATCAACATTCATTGCGGATGATAACAATATTGAAAGCCCTCTGGATCTAACGCTTCCATATACAACATCTAGTGCTTGTGCGCAGCGGCTTGCCAAGATGACGTTATTCCGATCGCGTGAGCAAATGACGTTTGTTGCAGACTTTAACCTTGAAGCATTCCAAGTCGAATGCGGAGATATAGTCGCCCTTACGATTGAGCGTTATGGATGGACAGCAAAAGAATTTGAAGTCGTAGGATGGAAGTTCAAAAACAGTTCAGATGCAGGGGATATGCGAGTAACTCTTACCTTGCGCGAAACATCATCGGCTGCATTTAGTTGGAGTGCGGAAGAAAGCGATATTAAAAGCAATGACACAACGCTGACTGATCCGCGTAACGGTCTTACGGTTTCTAATCTAACAGTTACGGATAAGGGTAACGTACAAGAGGATGGAACATTCGTAGGTCAGGCTTTGGTGCAATGGACGAAAGGCACCAATAAGTTTTTGAATAACTATGAAATTCAATACAAAGATGTAAACGAAAGCGTATATCTTACATCAGAGGTTCCCGCCTCAGAAAGTTCTGTAATCATTGGGCCGCTAGAAACAGGCACACAATACAATATCCGTGTTAGGGGCGTAACAATACAGGGAGTTCGCGGCTCATGGACTGCGGCTACTCCATACACGCACGGCGGCGATACTACAGCCCCATCACCAGTCACGGGATTGAGCGCGACAGGTGGGCCTAAGATAGTAACGCTAGATTGGACAGCCCCTACAACTAACAGCGATACAACAACCCTATATGACTTAAAGGGTTACAATATCTATCGTGCGACTACTAATTCACAACCCGCAAGCCCCATCGCTTTCTCTGGTTCTGACAAATATGTTGACGGTGGATTGGGCGTAAACACTCAATATTACTATTGGGTAACTGCATTAGATTTCACTGGCAATGAGAGTACAGCCGTAGCATCAGGATCAGTAACAACTGATGCACAGGCCTCTGGTGTTGATACAGATACACGCATTTACTCAGGGCGCATATTCTATCAAACATTACAAGCATCAGCCCCCACAGCACCGACAACATCAAACTTTACATTCAATGTAAGTTCAGAGGTATTTACTACGTTAGAAACAGGATGGAGCCATAGCCAAACATCTGTAGCCAATTCTTCATTAGAAGTTAAAGAATGGTCTGTTCCTTATTCTGTTGTTGTAGATGCTGATGATAATGTTGACAGTATATCATTTGGGACTGTATCAGGTGCGTTTCAAATTACTGATACGATCGAGAGTGATAACTTTAGTACTGGCAGTGCGGGCTGGCAGCTTAACGCAGATGGTACTGCGGAATTTGGCGCGGCTGTTATTCGTGATACCTTAGCAGTAGGCCAAATACCAAACCTATCATCTGGGAAAATAACAGATTTGGGATCGTTGGCTACACTTAACACTGTCAATGCATCTACTCAAGTTACTGGTTTATCTAATGTAGCTACCTCTGGTTTAGCTTCTGATGTTTCAGGGCTTGGAACACTGGCTACTCAAAATTCCGTTAGTGCTTCTACTGAAGTTACTGGTCTAGCTACTGTAGCTACTTCTGGCTCTGCTAACGATGTTTCAGGGCTTGGGACATTAGCTACACAGAATAGCGTCGACTATAATACTGAAGTTACCAACACTCCTGACCTTTCAAGTTACGCTACAACATCTCAGCTTAACTCTAAGAATAAGATTTTCTATCAATCATATACACCGAGCGGGGCTAACTCTGGTGACTTATGGTTTAACACAAGTACAGGCAAGTATTCTCATTATAATGGGTCAAGTTGGCAGCAAGCATCTATAACAGCGGATAGTATCGTTTCAAGTTATGTTTATGCAGGCAATCTTTATGCTTCTCAGATTACTGCAGGTACTATCTCAGCGGATCGCATACCCACACTATCAACAGCTAAGTATGATATTATGTCAGGAGATAGTTATGGCTCAAGCAAGGGTAGAGACACTTCAGCAATCACGGGAACTGCTGCTACATTAACTTCTACTCCAACAGCAACTTCGAATTGTGTTGTTCTTGTAAATGCAGCGTTAGTTTTTCCCTCAGCAGCTACTGATAGTGGTTATAGTTACACTTTTAGACTATATGTTAACAATGTACAACAAGGCACAGCATATGGTTTTGGTCAGGGAGATGGCGGCTCTGCTACATATACTCTTGTAATGG